ATGACGTGTGGATTTATAACTCACTAAAGTTTGAATATCCCACTTATAGTTGGGTTCCGCTTGACCACATTACGTTGCCTGCGGATGTGGCTAAGTTTCTGATGCGCCCTAATGTGACGCCGATAACAATGTCTCCTCATGGGCAACGGCAGTTGGAGCAGGCGGGTATTGAATCGACTTATATTCCGCACGCTGTGGACACTAACGTGTTCAAGCCGACGTTTGAGATTGAGGGGCAACCGGCTCGGAAGTTTATGGGGATTGACGACGATGCGTTCCTCATTTCAATGGTAAGCGCGAACAAGGCTAACGGAATCCAGCATCGCAAAGGGTTGAGCGAGGCCTTGACAGCGTTCTCTGTGTTCCAACGTGAGAATCCGAAGGCGCACCTTTACTTGCACATGGAGCCTGGGAACGCTTTTGGCGGGTTCGTCATTCCTCGGATTCTAAAGTCGCTGGCTATCCCACCGGATTCGGTGACGATTGCTGATCCGAATATGTTGCGGATTGGTTATCCGGTGGAGACGATGGCTGGGATTTATACGGCGTCGGACGTGTTGTTGATGCCGTCTTATGGTGAGGGTTTTGGGATTCCGCTGATTGAGGCGCAGGCCTGTGGGACGCGGGTGGTGACGGGTTCGTGGACTTCGATGGTGGATTTGGCTGGCCCTAAGTCGTTCCTCGTGAGTGGACAGGTTTTGTGGGATGAGACTCAGGGCGCGTTCTATCAGATGCCGTTGATTGCTTCGATTGTTGAGGCGTTGCGGTTGGCGTCGAAGGAAAAGATTGAAGTGGATGATGAGTCTATTCAGTTTGCTAAAGAGTTTGACGTGGAGAAGGTTTGGCAGTCGAAATGGTTGCCGTTCTTGAAGGGCGTGTTTGATGTTTAGGTCTGACGTGCCTGTTGTCTATACGGGTGGAACGTTTGACCTGTTTCACTCTGGTCACGTCAATTTGTTGCAGAAGTGTGCTGAACTTGGTCGGGTTGTGGTGGCGTTGAACTCCGACGAGTTCATTCTTCAATATAAGCACAAGCCGCCGATTATGACTTATTCGGAGCGTAAGGCCGTGTTGGAGGCGTGCCGTTACGTTGATGAGGTTGTGCCTAATTTGGCGGGTGCTGATTCGAAGCCGTCTATTGAGATGGTGAAGCCGGATATTATTGCGATTGGTTCGGATTGGGCGCGGAAGGATTATCACGCTCAAATGCAGTTTGACCAGGACTGGTTGGATGACCGTGGGATTTCGCTGATTTATATTCCCTACACTAAGGGGATTTCTACGACTGAGTTGAAGCGTCGAAGTGATAACCGTAATAGGCACGTCACCGGATAGGGCTGATTGGGCTGCGGACGCGCTCCGTGCCGTCCCTGGTGACGCGCTGGTTGTGGCGGTTCCGGGGTATGAGTTGGGTAAGTTGCAGTGGGTGGTGGAAAACACCCGTTTGGAGCGATTCTTGTTTATTCAGGATTCGGTTATCGTCTCAGAGGCCCTGTACGCCCTTCTAAGCGACTTTGATGGTTCCGTAGCGTTCCTGTCGGACCCTCGCCTGTTTGGCTGTTATTTGGGCGTGTATGAGCGCAAAATCTTGGAGAAGGTGGGCTTTCCGAACATTTGTTCGAAGCGTGAGGCGGTTGAGGCTGAGATTTGGTGGACTGAGGCTTATTGTCGTGAGGCTGGTGAAGTTCCGGTGTTGTTTCCTGAATTGACTGACCGGAACGCAAAACGTCACGCGATGAGGCATGGCAGGGAGAACCTGGTGTTGGAGAACCAGTTTGTGACGAAATATAAGGGGACGTGGAGGCACGATCAGATTGTTGATTGACGCGGTAACGTTTGGCGGCGAAGTGGATTTGTTGCGGGCCAGGTTTGAGGTGTTGCCTGCTGACGAGTTTGTTGTGGTGGAGTCGAATCGGCATTATGCGGGTCAACCGAAACCGTATGTGTTCGAGGAGAATCTGTGGGTGTTTGAGAAGTGGTTGCCTCGGATTCACTACGTCAAAATCGAGTCGTTGAGTTCTGGTGATGCGTGGGCTAACGACTATCACCAGCGCCGGATGGTTGGCGAGACACTTGAGGGTTTGGGGTTGGCTAACACCGACTATGTGATGTCTTTTGACACGGACGAGTTTTGGGACGTGACCAAATTGAAGCCGGAACTTCACGCATGGCAGATGCCCAAATATCACATGAGCCTTTATTGGTATCACTTTGACGAGGTGACTGGAATTAGTGGGGAGTGGCGTCACATGAAGGGGCAGGATATTGACCGGCTCCGATGGTCGCGCAACGCCCTGCCAAAGATTCAGGGTGGCTACCATTTGACTTCGATGGGTGACTTGGACTATCTGATTCGTAAAGTGCGCGGGTTTGCCCATCAGGAATATAACCAGCCGGGGTTGGATGAACGGTTGGCGCACTGTTGGGAGTGGGGTCACAATTTGGAGGGTGAAACTTTTCACGAATTGCCGGACTTGTCCCACTTGCCTGAATGGTTCGGGCGTAGGCTTTTGCCTGAAACGTTCTATCGGAGGAGACCTCGTGCCGTATAGTGACCCGGACAATAAGGGTTGGGTTGAAGCCGTCATGGTGGAGTTGCAACCTAAGACGGTGTTGGATGTTGGGCCTGGCGCGGGCGCGTATGCGACGATTGCGCGGCGGGTCGGTTCGGTTGAGGTTGTGGATGCGGTGGAGATTTGGGAACCGTATGTTGCCGAGTTTGGTTTGACCCACCTTTACGACACGCTTCACGTTGCTGACGTGCGTGAACATGAAAACTTTGACTATGACTTGGTGTGTTTTGGTGATGTGTTGGAGCACATGAGCCGTGAAGATGCGTTGGCGGTTTACTCGCGGGCGTTAGCGCAGGCGAAACACGTCCTGTTTTCTATTCCGATTATTCACGTCCCGCAGGGTGCATACGCGGGGAACCCGCATGAAGAGCACGTTGAGGATGATTGGAAACACGAGGAGATTCTTGAGTTCTTTCCTGGTATCAAAAGGTTCGAAACGTTTAGGGTGACGGGGGTGTATTTGGCCGATGCTTCCTAACCTCACCATTCCGGTGTTGAACCGTTATGACTTGCTTCAGCGGTGTGTGGATTCGATTGACTATCCGGTGAAACATTTGCTGATTATTGACAATGGGCAGAACTATCGGGGCCGGATTCGCACGCCGGACTGTGTGGAGAAACTGACCTGGTTGGATATGCCGTCTAACTTTGGCGTGGCGGCGTCATGGAATCTGGGAATCAAGTCGTTCCGTCACGATCCGGTGTGGTTCTTTACGTCGAACGATGTGCAGTTTGAGCCTGGTGCGCTCGCCGTGTTACATGAAATGGCAACTGAGGGTGTCCTAACTTTGTCGGAGTCGTTCCCGTATTTTCACACGTTCGGTGTGGGGGAAGATGTGGTTCGCCGTATCGGTCTGTTTGACGAGAATATTTATCCGGCTTTTGAGGAGGACATTGAGTTTCTGGGGCGTATCAAGCGGGCCGGTATCACGTTGGTTCATGCGCCGGTGAAAGTCCGTCATGATAACTCGTCTACGATTCATTCGGACTTGAAGTATCGTGACGCGAACATTGCCACGCATCCGATGAACTCGGATTATCGGCAACGGAAGGAAGCGGGACTTATTCCGCTGACTGAACCTAAGTGGGCGCTTGACCGTTGGCGACGACAGGACTGGCGGTAGACTGTTAGTGGAGGCTTATTGTGGCGATTACTAACGGGTACTGTTCACTCAACGAACTAAAGTCGGCTTTTCGTATCGAGATCAGCGATACGATAGACGACTCACTTCTTGAACTGTGCATTGAGTCGGCGTCGCGTGAGATTGACGGCGCGTGTGAGCGCGTGTTCTATTCCACCGCTGGTGCGACACGGGTTTATGTTCCACGCGATTCGTTCTTGGTGGAAACCGACGACATTGTTTCGGTGACGACGCTGAAAACTTCGTCTGGTGGGGTGAACTTTGACATTACTTGGACAACCGGCGACTACCAGTTGGAACCGTTGAACGGACTCGCTGGTGGCATCGCTACACCGTACACTCAGATTCGCGCTATCGGTGACTACCTGTTCCCGGTGTGGGAGCCGTCGAATGTGAACGCGCAGGAAGCCACTGTGCAGATTACTGGAACGTTTGGGTTCTCTGCTGTGCCGACGGCTATCAAGCAGGCGACGATTATTCAGGCTCAACGTTTGTTCAAACGGTATGACTCGCCTATGGGCATTATGGGCTTCTCGGATTTGGGTGCGGTGCGTGTGGGCCGTATTGACCCGGATGTGATGGAACTGATTTCGCCGTGGAGGAAGGTGCGGTTCGCGTGAGTGACGTGACCGCGATGGCGACTGGACTCGCCACCAACCTCGCAACCATTACTGGTCTGCGAACCTACGCCACCATTCCCGACGACCCGAACCCTCCCGCAGCCGTAGTCTCACTAAACTCAGTGAACTATGACGAAGCCTTCCGCGGTGGGCTGGTGGAATACAACTTCACGGTGACTTTGATTGTGGCCCGCGTCACTGAACGTCGGGCGCAGGAGCGACTTCACGACTACATTCAGACTGGTTCTGGTGGTGTGAAGTTTGCGATTGAGTCGGATCGTACTTTGGGCGGTTCGGCGATTGACGCTAGCGTGACGGAAATGAGCAACATTGCGTCCGTTAGTATTGGAGAGATAGATTATTTGACCGCAGATTTCTCGGTCACTGTGCGCGCAGAATAAGGAGTTATTGTGGCCAAACTGGTTACTACGAACTATACAATCACCGTAAACTCGGTTGATTTCAGCGACCACCTGGCCGCTTGTGAGTTCAACATTTCCGTAGACGAGCAAGAGACCACCGCTTTCGGTTCGGGATACCGTAGCCGCATTGGTGGTCTGAAGGATGCAAGTGTCACCCTTTCTTGGCATCAGGACTTTGGTGCTGGTTCGGTAGACGCTACCCTTTACCCGCTTATCGGTTCCTACGCTACCGTCGTCGCTAAGCCGACTAACGGTTCCGTTACCGCAACCAACCCGTCCTTCACTGGTGTTTTCCTTGTTTCGGACTACACGCCTATTAGTGGATCGGTTGGCGACCTCGCAACCTTCGACACGACCTGGAACATTGCGTCCGGTTCGGTTACTCGCGGAACTGCCTAAAACCTAATAGACTGAGCGCATGAATCCTATTGCGCTTGTTGTCCATTTTGTGAACGGCTCCACTGAGACCGTTGAGGCTGTCGCGTCCGACCTGGTTGCGTTCGAGGAACGCTTCGACCTGAGTGTTGTTAGGTTGGATAAGGAAATCCGACTCACTCACTTGTTCTTTCTCGCATGGCACGCCCTGAAGCGTCAGGGGAAAACGTCCGACGAGTTTGAGAAGTGGGTTGAGTCGGTTTCTATTGTTTCGCAGGCTGAAGAAAAAAAATCAAAGGGCTAGGGGAGACTAGCCTTCACTGGACGATTGCCGCGATTGCGGTGGAGACGGGGATTTCCCCAACAGAGTTGTTGTCCTTGTCTCCGCGAATGTTGTTCACGATTCAGCGGTACATGGTGGCCCGGAATCAGCCGAAGGGTAAGCGGTAAACTAGGGGGAAAGGAGTTTCCCCGGTGACTGTTTCCTACACGCTACGCAAGACTGACGTTAGCCTTCTCATTCGTGAGTTGAAGCAGGCCGATAAAAGTTTGTTCAACCAGATGCGGAAAGATTTTCGGACGGAAATCCGACCCTACGCTAACGATTTGAAGTCGAACATTCCTGGCGCGTCACCGTTGTCTGGGTTCTCTCGCGGTGTGCGGAAGGCTCGGACTACCGCTTCGCCTGACGAACGTTCACCGTTTGTGTGGAAGAAACCTGGTGCTTCTATTGACGTGGGTTCTCGCTCGAAGGGGCGTCGCCGTGGACGTGTCCGCAGCGAGCCGGTGATCCGCATCAGATTCACTGATAAGCGTCCGTTCTCTGCGTTCTCAATTATGGAGACTGCCCGCATTCCTGGCAACTGGCGCGGTGCGAACATGTTGCGTGGTTTGGAAAAGAATGGTTACGGTCCGGTTGGTAAGGGTCGCTGGGTTATCAAACAGTTCTATGACCAACAGCCTGAGATTATTGGTGTTGCTCGTCGGGTTCTGAATAAGTGGGCGAATATTGTTTCTCGCAGATTGGCTAGGAGATTCTAAATGACTATTAGTTTGCCGATTGTCTCCACATTTGACAATAAGGGAATTCAGCGCGCTCAGGATGCGTTGAAGCAGTTTGGTTCGTTCGCGGCCGATATTGCGAAGGTTGGTGCGACGGCGGTTGCCGCTGTCGGCGTGGCGGGTATCCGCGAGTTCGCACAGTTTGAAACGTCCTTTGCTCAAATCAAGGGTTTAGTGGGTGTCGCTGAGGATGAGGTTCGCAAACTTGAGGCCGCCGCCCGTGACTTAGCGCCCCAGTTTGGTAAGTCTGCTAATGAGGCCGCCGATGCGTTGTTCTTTATTACGTCTGCTGGTTTGCGTGGTTCGGATGCGGTTGGTGTTCTTGAAGCATCGTTGAAGGCGTCTGCCGCTGGTCTGGGTGACGTGAATGAGATTGCGAACGCTGCGACTGCCGCGATGAACACTTATGGCGCTGGGAACCTTAGTGGCGCTGAGGCGGTTGATGTTTTGACTGAGGCTGTCCGTGAGGGACAGTTTGCGCCGGAGGAGTTGGCTGGTTCGCTGGGTCGCGTGTTGCCGATTTCGTCCGAGTTGGGTGTGTCGTTTGGTGAGACTGCTGGTGTTATTGCCTCGCTGACGAAGGGTGGTTTGTCTGCCAGTGAGGCTGTGACGGGTGTTCGCGGTGCGATGCAGGCGATTCTAAAGCCGACTGGTGAAGCGGCGAAGATGCTTGAGGAGTACGGTTTCACCACTGAGGACGTGCGTGATTCGGTTGAGCAGGATGGTTTGCTTGCAACGTTTGAGAAGTTGCGGACGGCCTTTGGTGATAACGAGGAGGACTTCACCAGAGTCATCGGTTCGATTGAGGGTTTGAACGCTGTCCTGTCTTTGACGGGTGAAAACAATGAGGAATATCGTGGCATTGTTCAGCGGATGACTGACGATGTGGGCGCGTTGGATGATGCGTTCGCGGCGACTTCTGAGACGGCTCAGTTCAAGTTTGACGCTGCAATAGCGAACACTAAAGAAATCCTTTTGGGTATTGGTGAGGATTTGATTGAACGACTGTTGCCGTATTTAGAACAGTTCAGTCAATTCATGGAAGATAATGGCCCGGCTATTGAGCAGGCGTTTGACAACATTTTTGCCGCTGTTCAGTTTGTTGTGGAGGAAGTCGGAAAGTTCCTTGACCGGCTGAGCACTAATCCTGAGTTTCAGGAGTTCCTCGCAACAATGTCGGAGACGTTTGCAGGAATGTGGCCTGAGATTCAGAGTGTTATTACTGAGATTTTGGAATTGGCAGAAACCGCGTTGCCTGTTCTAACCGACATTATTTCTGAGACCGCGCTCCCCGTGTTAGAGGATTTGGTTTCTGTCGTGGATGACTTGTTGTTCTTTGTGAACGAGGCAACTGCGGCGCTTGAAAATATGGGAATTGAGGTTCCGTTGTGGGCGGATGTTTTGGAGAACGCTATCAATCCGATTAGTCGCGTGAAGGATGCAATCAACGGTTTGGCGGATGCGCTTGATTGGGCGCGTAGGGCGTGGGAGAAGTTCACGGGTTCTGGTGCGCCATCGTCGAGGACTTTGAAGGCTATTGACGCCAGTATTGCGGCAAGATTTAGTCCCCGTGCTGTTGGCGGTTCTGTCATGGGCGGTTCGGCTTACCTGGTGGGTGAGCGTGGGCCGGAGTTGTTTATTCCGTCTGGTGCTGGTCAGATTGTGGCGAATGGTCAGGCTGGGAAGATGGGTGGGACGGTGAACTATAACGTGACGGTTCAGGCTGGTGTGGGCGATCCGGTGGCGATTGGCCGTGAAGTGGTGACGGCTATCAAACGGTTCGAACGGGTTAGCGGCCCTGTGTTTGCGAGTGCCTAATGTCGGTCACTGTTGAGATTGGGCAGGTTCGCGGGTTCGTTTTGGATGACCCGGTTGCGGGTGTGTTGGATAACACGGAGTATCCGCTGGGTGGATTGTCGTTTATTGATGTGTCGCCGCGGGTTTATTCGCTGAGTATTTCGCGGGGTAAGAACCGCGACCTTGACAGGTATAACGCGGGGAACGTGTCGGTGGGGCTTATTAACAATGACCGTTATTTTGACCCGGTGTTTGGTACTGCGGTGGATTTGATTCCTCGTGTGCCTATCAAGGTGACGGTGGATGGTGCTGACCAGTTCTATGGCCTGGTGAATGACTGGAATTATGATTATGAGCCGGGTGAGGATTCTATTGCGACGGTGATGGGTTCTGACGAATTGACGAAGTTAGCGACTCAGAATGTGTTGTCGTCTGGTACGGCGACGGTGCAGGATTCTGGTGCGCGTGTGTCTGCCGTGTTGGATATGTTTACGGTGGGGTGGCCTGCTACTCGTCGGAACATTGACGTGGGTGTTTCTGACGTGGAGGCGACGGTGTGGGAGTCGCAGAACGCTTTGGAGTATTTGCAGACGGTTGAGCGTTCTGAGAATGGTCAGTTGTTTATTGGTAAGTCGGGTGATTTGTTTTTCCGTAACCGTTCGGATAGTGCGCCGTCGTCGGCTTCGTTGGTGAAGTTTGCGGATGATGGGACGGGTGTTCCGGTTCGTCAGTTTTTGGTGGATTATGGTTCGGAGTTGATGGTGAACCGTGTGACGGTCACTAATTCTTCTGGGACTGTGGTTGCTAATTCGGCTTTGTCGCAGGTTACTTATGGTGTGATTTCGAATGAGATTGACACGGTGTTGGAGTCTGGCCTTGAGGGGTTAGCGAATTACATTGTGGCGAAGTATGGAAATCCGGAATATCGGTTCCAGGGGATTGTGGTGAACCTGGATTCGATTTCGTCGGCCAATCGTGCATCCGTGTTGGGTATCGAGTTGGGTGACGTTGTGCAGGTGGTGTTTACTCCAAATAATGTGGGGACACCGATTGACAAGTATGGTCAGGTTATTTCGATTGAGCATGCGAAAGACCCTGGTGAGCATAATGTGAAGTTTGGTTTGGCGGCTGCGGACTTTGCTTCGCTAGTCTTGGATGACACGGTGTTCGGTAAACTGGACACTAATAGTCTCGGATTCTAGGAGCACAATGGCTGGGTTAGGTTACAAGACCTTTACTGCCGGTGAGATTCTCACTCAGGCGGATTTTCAAGGATATGCCGTAGACCAGACCATCATGGTTTTTGCGGGGACTGCGGCGCGTGCATCGGCGCTCGGCACTTTCGTAAGCGAAGGAATGTTCTCCTACTTATCGGACACTAATTCTTTTCAGTATTATGATGGTGCGGCGTGGCAGGATGCCGGTGGTGGGGCCGGTGGAGATTTTAGTTCACAGTTCTTGTTGATGGGAGCGTAAGGAAAAAATGGCGGCTTCATATAAGGTTCTCGGTCAGGCTAACTTGACGACCACTTCGGACACGGATATTTACACGGTTCCGTCCTCGACTGAGACGATTGTTTCCACTCTTGTTGTGGCGAACATTGGCACGGTTGCGACGACGTTCAACCTGGCGATTCGTCCGAACGATGAGACTTTGGCAGATAAGCATTACATTGCTAAGGGCGTGCCGATTGCCGCTTCTGATTCTACGACGCTGACTTTGGGGATCACGATGGATGCGGCTGATAAGGTGACGGCTGCGGCGGGTACGGCTAACGCTTTGTCGTTCAACATTTTCGGCGCTGAAATCCCAGTGTAGGGGGCGGCTCTAATGTCTATTAGGTCACTCTCAACTTCTACGATTCAACAGTTTGCTGTTGGTAACAAAATGTCAGGGCCGACAGTTGGCGCTGGCATTTTAGAAGCCTCAGGTGGCACTGAGGTAACGTCTGGTGGATATAAGTATCACACTTTTACTTCTGGTGGGACTTTGACGGTTTCCAAAGCGGGATTATGCGACATCCTTATGATTGCCGGTGGAGCCGGTGGAGCCAGTGGAAACGACAGTTTCCGTGGTGGCGGCGGTGGGGGAGCTGGCCACATTCAACAGATTACAAACGCCTATTTTGAGGAAGGCTCACTCACTGTCACAATCGGCGCTGGCGGGGCGGCAACGACGGCTGGTAATAAAACTGCTATTGGTGTCGGTTCCTATGACTCAACGCACATCGTAGTCGCCGGTGGCGGTCATGGTGGTGACAACCCTGGCTTCGACGGCGCATCGGGAGGTGGAGCTGGCGATCGCCGAAATGATGAGGGAAAGGGTCTCACTCAATATAACGGCGGGGAGGGAGCACCATCGGGCGACGGAGCCGGTGGCGGCGGGGGAGCCGGAGCAAACGGCGTGACTCCGGGCGGAAATACCGGAGGCGCTGGAGGCGCTGGAATCAACACCTATTCAACTTGGGCAACCGCAACAAGTACCGGGGTTAGTGGATACTATGGCGGAGGCGGGGGTGGCGGAGGCCAGGGCACATCGTCAGGTGGGGCAGGCGGGGGCGGTGGAGGCGCGCAGGGTTCATCGGGTGGCTCTGGCACGGCCAATACCGGCTCGGGCGGTGGTGGCACGGCTAACGGCACGCCTGGTTCGGGTGGTTCTGGTCTAGTGATTGTGAGGTACGCGGTCTAATGGGACATTGGGCACAACTTGACGATAACAACATGGTCATTCAGGTTGTCGTAGCGGACGACGACAAAGAAGAATGGCTCACCGAGGCGCTCGGTGGAGTGTGGGTTCAAACTTCGTACAACACCTATGCGGGCGTTCATTACACCCTTGACGAAAATAATCAGCGCACCGAATCGGCTGACCAGTCAAAGGCGCTACGGTTCAACTATGCCGGTATTGGCTACACCTACGATGAGGAACGTGACGCGTTCATTCCGCCAAAGGCCTTCGATTCTTGGGTGTTGAACGAAGACACTTGTTTGTGGGAAGCACCGATTCCGTATCCTGCCGATGGTGGAGTGTATTCGTGGGATGAGGAATCCGGTGACTGGGTGACCGTAGAAGAACCTGCCGCGTAATGGCTAGGCTGCGGAACCCGTGGCCCGACGGTTACACGATAAACAAAAACTCGCCCTACGGCTACCGTATCCATCCGATTACGGGTAAGCGCAAGTTTCACCAGGGTGTGGACGTTGCCGGATCGTTCCCCGTCACGGTTGCCGCCGACGGGAAAGTGATGAAGGTGGGCTGGTCGCCTACTGGTGGTGGGCACACGGTTCTGATTGACCACGGTGACATTGTTACGGTTTACTATCACGGCGCTCATAAGACGGCGTTGAAGGTTGGGCGGTCGGTGAAAGCTGGGGAGTTTATTTACACGTCGGGGACGACTGGTGCTTCGACGGGGAACCATTTGCACTTTGAAGTTCGGAAGCCTGGTGGGAAGTGGGGTCAGACGTTTGACCCGGAACTGTTTTTGCCTAAACCCGGTGAGAAGCCACAGGAGGCCGTCTCAGCGCCTGAACCTACTCCTGAGCCTGTGACACCTGCGGAGCCTGAAAAGCCGTCTACGGGCGTTCTAGCGCCTCAACCTAAGCCGATGAGTGCAAAACTGTCCCGTTTCTTCCAAATACGGAGGGCGTTGAAGTAGTGTCTGAAGAATCGTCCACCCGAATCACTTTGAAGGAACTTTACGTTCAAGTCCAGAAAATCCAGTCCATGTTAGAACGCCTATCGGGGCAACTTCCCGGCATCGCAGAAAAGTTAGACGAATTGGAAAAAGACGTGAATGTCCGATTCAACGACCATGAAGAACGTCTGCGCAAGGTCGAAATGAATATGTGGAAGTTGTTTGGTGCGTTGGGTTTGACTGCGGCAATTATTGGCCCGATTGTGGGCCTGTTTAGGTGAGGGCAAATCCGAACTGGAAGATTAGGCGACGTTACATTGGGGCGTCGTGGGGTGTCGGTGTGGCGATGGTGGTCGCTGGAGCGTTGGCAGTGTGGGGCGATAGGTTTGGTAGT